CTATGCTTTTTTCTTTCCGAGGTCAAGTGAGGCGGCGATTGCTTCACTCGCTTTTGCCTGCGCCTGAGCGAATGCATGAGCGTAAATATTCAGTGTCGTTGATGCCTGAGAGTGACCAAGTGCAGCCGATACCGTTCGGACATCAGTGCCGCTGTTGATCAGCAGGGTAGCGTTGAGATGACGGAAGCTGTGGATATTGACATAGCGCAAATTATTTCTCTCGCAAAACTTCCGCAACCAATTGATCGCCGTTGTGTGGCCCATAGGGGCCCCATTCCAGGCGGTAAACAGTCGATCAGAAGGAATCCACTGGTCGCCGATTTTGAGCCGTTCTGAGGCCTGCCAGGACTTATAGGCACGCAGTAGAGTAATCACCTCATCCGGTAGCTTCAAGCTGCGCTGCGAGCTCTTTGTTTTCGTGGTGTCTGTAAACATGCCCTTTTCTTTCGTATAGAGGGATGTCCGTGAAATAGTGATTACGCCGGATGCAAAGTCAATATCCTTCCACTCAAGCCCGAGCAGCTCCGCACGGCGGAAGCCGCCGTAAATTGCAAGGGTAAAGAATGTTCGGTATTTAATCGGCGCTGATTCGAGAGCAATGAGAAATTGCTGTGCCTCCTCTAGAGAATAGCATTCCGGGTCCTTTGATTTTCCACCTTCTACATCGACATGCCGGCAAGGGTTTTCATGCAACATGTTCCGTTTGATTGCAAACTCAAAAACGTCGGAAATAAAGGTTAGGTAATGCTTTTGTGTCTTTGGGGACAAACCGCCACCGGTTTGCTTATTTACACCGGGCTCCGCGAGGTTGTCAATAAATGCCTGAATGTGCGCCGTTGCGATACGGTCCATGCGAAGATGTCCTATCGCGGCATAGGTTCGCTCCTGCAATTGCTTCATGCGATCAAGCGTTCGTACGCGCATTAGGCTTTTCTTCTCGACATAGACCAACCATTCTCTTGCAAGGTTCTCGAACTTTACATTGCCTACAGCATAATCTCCGGATTTTGCTTTTTCCTCGAAGAGCACCTTTTGGCGATCCAGTTCTTTTGCTTCCTGCTTGGCAGTCATGCCGGGATCGGGTGTCCAAGTCATGTGTCGTCGGATCTGTTTCCCGGATGCGTCATATCCGCAAGAAACGGTTATTTTGTATCCGTTACCTTGTTTTTTGACTGTCGCCATATTTCAATTCACCCCACCCAATACATTTTGTATTCTCTCTGGCTTTATGTTTTGATAGATTTTTTTCCTATATTTACATTTGATCAATTCTAAACTAAGTATTTTTCCAACGCAAAAATTGCCGAAATGTTGCACTTGAATTTTCGGCGTTTTCAACAAACTTTGACCTTTATTTTTGTTTTCTCCCTTTTATACAAATAAACCGGGAAATATTCTACACAAAAAAACGAATATTTTGCGTCTCTTGTATGTGCAGAGACATACGGGCTATAAGAATTATCTGGTATAATCTATCTGTGATAATTATCCACCTTTTACGCAATTATCCGTGTCTCCGGGAAACAATAATGCCGGAGGTGGTCGCATGGATAAGCGGCTCACAGTATTAGGCGACCGGCTGCGGAGGTTGCGTTGCAACCAAAACATGTCCATCCGCGATTTAGAATCGATTTCGAACGTGGACAAGAACCAGATCCTCCGCATCGAGCAAGGAGAGGCAGATCCGAAATATACAACTCTTTGCCGCATTGCAGATGCGTTGGAGATCTCGATGCGCGATTTGGTGGATGATGGTAATCGCGTGAATACCCTTGACGGGTCCAGAAAGGGATGATACCATACCAATTAGAACGAATGTTCGGAGCGAGGGTAAAAGAATAAGACAGCTGCATCTGTGGAAGGGCGCGGCTGCCTTATTCTTGGGGGAAACACCGTAGTGCCTCCGCGCCCTCATTATAACGTATCTACCGGGAGATTACAACACAATAAAAATGGGGGAGTTTATGATGGAAGAGATTTTGAAGATGCAAGAAGTTATCGTTGGCATGGTACGAAAAATAACGTCACAGGCCAAACTGCAACGCATCCTGCGGCTAGTGCAGCATCTTTACATACGTTAGTCTTTCTTCAACTCGTCTATTACCTTCTGTACCACTTTCCAATCCATTTCAATCCACGCATTCTCAAAGGAATGCGACAAAGTATGAATTAATCTTTCTTCAGCTCATCAATTATTTTTTTTATGGTCGACCAATCTGTATCATCCAGCGCGGCGAAGGCTCTGAAAAGGGCTTTCGCCGTTTCGTTTTCCCCGGCCAGTAGATCGTCGATCCGGTTTGCAACGGAATCATCCGAGGATATAAACATCTCGCCTATGCCTTCTTTAAGCCAAGCGTAGTTCACGTTATATTCGCGGCAGACTGATTTTATCATTTGTTCCGTAACGTTATTAATTCCAGATTCCAATCTACTTATCGATGCTTTTGTCACGCCAAGGCGATTTCCAAATTCTTCTTGGCTTAGTTTTAATGATTTGCGAAGATCTCGAATTCTCTCATTTATATTCATACCAATAATCACCTCTATGCTTAAAAGACTAGCACAAAAAGTTACGCAAGTCAACAAAAAGTATTGACAAAGTAAATTTGAGTAACTATAATGTTGATAGACGTAACGGAGGGGGTGAAAACAATGGCATCCGAAAAGATGATCAACGAAGTCTTGCCCGCCTACCGTGCTTTGACCGAATCAGATAAGCGGTTTGTCGAGGGCCTAATGCAGGGTATTATGCTCGCGCGGGAATCTCCGGAGGGCCACCGGTCTCCGGAAGATAAGAAGAAGGCATCTTAAATAAAAGAAAGAGGGAAGTAAAAGCAATGTCTACAGCACAAATTATCTGTCTGGTGTTGGGCGGCTCAGCAATCGCCATTGCACTCATCAACATCATCTATTTACTTGCAACACGCCCAGAATCATTTAAGCGCGATAAACGCAACGACGACACCAACAACCGCGACCGCAAGACCAAGGACAGCAATCACTAAATTGATCCGATCCATGAATCCATCCTGGATTGTTTATCCATGAAAAACCTGACCGCCCAAGAGGCGAAATACCTGCTCAGCGAAACCGCGGATGAAGTGGATCGCAGAGCGAAATTGTAAAGGAGGTGTCCTTAGTGGCCGTACCGCGAATGCGTTATCCCAAAGATGCCGCAAAATATTTCAAGGAAAAGGATCCCGATACCGTTGTGTCGGAAAGTATGATCCGCCGCCTAATACTCAGAGGTATTGTCCCATCTGTGAAACTAGGGGAGGGGAGCCGGCCGGTCCGAATGGTGAACTTAGATTTGCTGGAATTGTATTTTGATGACCCGAACGCTTTTGAAGCCTCGATAAAAAAGGAGCCGTCAGGCACAATACGAAGAATAGGTTAGGGGGAGGAGCCACCTCATGAAACAATATAAAGTAACAATCACCAACGGCGATTACCCATTATCCTACACCTGTAACACAATCGCGGATGCATATGAGTGCCTATGCACCTTTGCACGCCGTGCGCCCTCCTGCATCACTCTTCATCAAGATGAACTGATGGATCTCCTTGTAAAGATGCGCAGAGGCGATATGAGCAAACACCTGTGCAGCGTTTACTCGATCACCGTGCTTGAGGAGGCGGATGGATGGCCATCTGGTTAACTGCCCCGCTCAGCCTTTCCGCCGTAGCGCTGATAGCGCCTAAGGGAAGGATAAACAGCCACGCAACCGGGCAAACCAAAAGCGAGTAAAACGCGCAGGGAGGCCAGGCAAATGAAGAAAATCAAGATAGGCGACCATGTCCGCGGGACCGCAGGCAGCGCCAATATGTTTACGGGACCAGACCTGATTGACGCCGTTGTACTTGACGTTTGGGAGGAAGGTGCAATGCTGGGCGTGGAGGAAAGCGAGATTGAATTGATAGAGGAAGGAGGATGATGACCGTTGAACGTCATGGAACGCATGGAAGCAGAAAATACCGATCAAAAAATCGCGTCTTTTATCGTCAAGCAGAAGCAGGACTACCAATTTAAGACCCGCTACGCCGAAATCCGTGCCCGGGAATTTTACTCTGAGTGCTGCAAACGCGGCCTTGAATGCCATGTATCAGTTGGCGGGCTGGACAGCATAACGCTGCTGCTGTTTTTGCGTAGCATAGGGATCCACGTCCCAGCGATCTCTGTGTCTCATCTGGAGGACAAGAGCATACAGGCCGTACATAAGCAATTGGGCGTAATCAGCATTCCGCCCGTCGCGCGTAAGGATGGTAGGCCGTGGACGAAGGCCGCGATCTTGCAGGAATTTGGGTTCCCGGTTTTGTCAAAGGAAATTGCGGGAAAGATTGATACGTTGCAGCATCCGACCGACAAAAACAAGACCGTCCGCCATGCCATCATCACTGGCGAAACCGGAGCCTACGGCGGGTATCGGAAAGGTACGCGTATGAAAATGTCGCAAAAATGGATGGAGCTCTTTGCAGGCTATGAAAACGAGAATGAGGGCGTGAACTATCAGATTGCCCCGTTTCGGGTCAGCGATAAATGCTGCTACTACCTCAAAGAAAAACCCTGTGATGATTGGGCGAAAATGCATAACAGTGTCCCGTATCTTGGCCTGATGGCAAGCGAGGGCGGGCGGCGGCAAAAGGCTCTCATGATCCACGGCTGTAATTACTTCGGGAAAAGCACCACCCGATCCGCGCCATTTGCGATTTTCAGCCGGCAGGATGTGTTGCAGCTTGCCCTTGATCTGGATGTGCCGGTGCCAAAGATTTACGGCGAGATCATCCGCGATCCGGACGGCATATTGCGTACCACTAGGGCACAACGGACGGGTTGCAGCATGTGCGGGTTTGGTATCCATCTGGAGAAACGCCCACACCGGTTTGACATGCTTTATGAGGACAATCCAAAAGAATGGGACTACTGGATGAACCGATGTGTAACCGATGAAATAACCGGAGAACCGTATGGTTGGGGCCGCGTGCTCGATTACATAGGAGTTGGTTGGCAACCGGATGGCATAAAAATCGCCGCTCCCGACACGGCCATGTCAGAGAGCGGCACGTAAGAAAACCCGAATCAAAAAGGCGGTCCTTACAGCTACAGTGTAGCATTGGGGGCGCCGGAAGTCAAGCCAGGAGGCAGAATAGATATGACCTTTGAAGAAATGGATGATTTAGCTGCGGAAGTCGGATTTGTTACGCCGGAAGGAGATAATCACGATGAATTTATACGAGATTAAAGAAGAATTTTTGACGTTGCTTGATGCAATCGCAAATGGGGAAATCCCCGATGAAGCTGTTGCGGATACGCTGGAAAGTATGAAGGGTGAGTTTGATGAAAAGATCGAGAACACGGCCTGTTACATAAAAAATCTGAAAGCGGAAGCTGATGCGATTAAAGCGGAAGAGAACTCACTCAAAGAACGCAGGCAGGCAAAAGAGCACCACATTGAAAGGCTCAAAAATGGAATGATGGAATGCATGTCTCATCTTGGCATCAAAAAGGTGGAAGGAGCGAGGGCGAGAGTTACCATAAGTACGAAATCTGGAGCATCTGTGCTCATATCCCCTGATGCAGTTATCCCTGCGGAATATCAGCGCACGAAGATTGAACCAGACAAAGTCGCCCTTAAAGAAGCTTTAAAAGCAGGGGTTGCCATTAAAGGCGTAACGCTCGCAGATAGCCGTAGCGTTGCGATCAAATGAGGTAAAAATCATGAGCGACACAGTAAAAATCTTTAGTGCAATCGCAAAATGCATGGAAGAGATCGGCGCAATCGGAAAAAATGCAAAAAACCAAAAACAAGGATACATGTACCGTGGTATCGATACGGTATATAACGCCCTTCAACCGGTCCTTATTAAAAACCATGTATTTGTTGTCCCAGAGGTACTGGATCAGTATCGCGAAGAGCGTAAAGGATCGTCCGGAGGGAACCTGATTTATTCTATTTTAAAGGTAAAGTACACTTTCTATGCGGAAGACGGTTCATTTGTGTGCGCTACAGTCACAGGGGAGGGAATGGATTCAGGAGATAAGGCAAGCAATAAAGCCATGAGTGCCGCATTTAAATATGCGTGTTTCCAAGTGCTTTGTATCCCCACGGAGGAAATGGTTGATCCGGATGCCGAAACCCCGGAACCGTCTTGTCCGGCTTCCAAAAGTTCTTCCAAAAAGCGAACACCGGAAGCAAGCCAAGATCAATTAATAAGGGACGCAAGAGGGCTTGCGGAAGAATTCTCGCGCATGAGAAAAACGAACGTAGATAAGGTACTTGAAGCGGTATGGGGCAAACTCGGATTTGCGCCGTTCGAGAATCTTGAAGATCTTGATCGGCAGGATCTTCAAACGTGTATCAGATTAATCAAAAAGTGGGTTAAGGTGGCAGAAAACTCGGAGGAATCAGCATGACCACAATCAACTTTACGGAAGCCGAATGGCGGCAGGACAAAAAGGGAACATGGCTGTCTGTCCTGGTGGATAGTCCTTCCGCCGCAAAGCAGTTCTGCGAAACCCAGGAACCTGGGAAGAAATATACGGCTGAATTCCGGGAGCGTCGAAAAAAGCGCTCCCTCGATGCAAACGCCTATTGTTGGGTATTGATCGGGCAGCTCGCCGCCAGGCTGCGGATCACCCCGTTGGAGGTATACCGGGAGGCCATCCGTGCAATTGGAGGGAACTACTACGTCACCCCCATCAAAAATGATGCTGTGCCGCGCTACCGGCAGATCTGGGAGGCGCATGGGCTCGGTTGGATCTGTGAGGAGATGGGCGGCAGTAAGCTTGACGGATACACAAACGTCATATCGTACTACGGATCCAGCGAATACGACACGCGGCAAATGTCACGATTGATTGACTTGATTGTGATGGAGTGCAAGGAACAGGGGATCGAAACAATGACACCGAGAGAACTCGCTTTACTGAAAGAAGGCTGGAAAAATGGATGAACGTGTCTGTTGGCTTTGTGGGAGAAACGGCAACGGCGATCCACTGGAATGCCATCACATCTTCGGCGGGGCTATGCGGAGGAAAAGCGAAAAATACGGCTTGAAGGTCTATCTGTGTGGGGAACGCTGCCACCGGAACGGGCCAAAATCGGTGCACCGGAATGCGGAAACCATGCTGCTGCTCCACCAGTGGGGCCAACGGAAAGCGATGAAAGAAAACGGGTGGACTGCGGACGAGTTTAGAAGCGAGTTCTTTAAAAATAATTTGGAGGAATCAGCATGTTAAACAATGCCGTTATTCTAGGCAGGCTCGTGGCGGATCCGGAGCTTCGCACGACTGGATCCGGCCTTTCCGTTACATCCTTCCGCGTCGCTGTGGGCCGCAGCTATCAAAAGGCGGGCACAGAGCGCCAGACGGACTTTATCGACGTGGTCGCATGGAGGCAGACGGCCGAATTCGTATCCCGTTATTTCCACAAGGGGTCGATGATTGCGGTGCAGGGCTCGATTCAGACCCGTAATTATGAGGACCGTCAGGGGAATAAGCGCACGGCGGTTGAAATCGTTGCGGATAATGTCAGCTTTTGCGGCTCCAAAAGCGAGACCGGCGCCGGCCCGCGCAATGATCATACTGCGCCGCCCGGCGATTTTGAGGAGCTGCCGGACGATCTTCCCTTTTAGGGGGGTGCAGGTGTGGAGATTGATATCTGTGAGTATATCCCTTATGGACGCAAAAACGCCGTTTCCCGCGCCGAATTACAAAGGCACACCGGATTACCGGACAGGACGGTAAGGACGCTTATCGAGGCCGCCAGACGCAGCGGGGCACACATCCTGTCGTCCAGCGCGGACAAGGGGTATTGGCAAAGCGACCGCCCGGAGGAAATCAGGGAATTTATCCGGGAGAGCGACAGCCGTATCAGGAAAACGGCGCAGGCCGTGGAGCCCCTGCGGAGGTATATAGCGCAGCAGGAAGGGGGATGCGTCGTCCCCGTGCGGGCGCATTTCCGCAGGCTGAAAAAGCCGCCGCTGCCAGAAGGACAAATCACGTTTTAGGAGGCCATTATGGACTACAGTTTCAATTCCCAGGTAGCACAGATCTATGGCGTTGACGGGGCAATTTTTATCCACAATCTGTATTGGTGGATCGTTAAAAACGAGGCAAACGGAAGGCATCACTACGATGGGCGCACGTGGACATACAACAGCATGAAAGCATTTTCCGATCTATTTCCATTCTGGACAAAGCGGCAGATTGAACGAATTATCAAAAACCTGAAGGATCGCGGCGCTATCCATGTCGGGAATTTCAATAAAGATGGATTTGACCGAACGCAATGGTACGCATTGGACGAAACGGTGTATTGCATATACGCAAATGGTGACACCCATGTCACCGATCCGTTACACCCATGTACGCAAACGGTGACACCAATACCAGATAGTAAACCAGATAATAAACCAGATAATAAACCCCCCTTACCCCCTTACGACGATTATAAGCCACTGGATGACGAGATCAGGGCTTTTATCGAAAACCGGAGGAAGATGAAGTCGCCTATGACGGATCATGCGGTTCAGTTGATGCTGAAACGGCTTCGGGGGTTATCTCCGAACAAAAAAGAACAAGTTGAAATTCTGGAACAATCCATTCTGAACGGATGGAAAGGGATATTCCCGTTGAAAGTAGGAGATTCCCAAGGGGAGAAATGGAGGCAACTGGAATGAATCCAGACGTGCAGGCAGAATGCTGCCTGATCGGGGATATTATCGCCGACCCGCAAAAGGTGATGCCGGAAGCAACCCTGCGGCTTATCCCGGATGACTTCTTCACGCCGGAATATCGGTCGATCTATAGCACATGCCTGAAACTGTACCGGGAAGACAGGCAGATTGATCCTGTAACGGTTTGCGCGCCGTTGGGCAGGGAATACCGGAAGATCGTGTACGACGCTTATCGGACCACCATATCCACCGCAAATTATGCCGCGCACATCGGCGTAGTAGCGGACACGGCCAAATTGATCCGGGCGGAGCAGATGGCAGGAAACTTTCTCGCGGGGCTTCAGGATGCAGACCTGGAGCAAAGCCGGGAGGATGCCGTCAATATCCTGAAAGCCTTCGACGGGCCTGACGTGGGGCAATCTGTAAGCGCGGAGGATGGGTTTATCCAATTCTTCGGCCCGGAGAGAAGCAAAAAGGATTACATACGGACCGGGCTTTCCAAGCTGGACCGCTACGCGTTTATCAGCCGCGGGGATTATGTGATCGTCGGCGGGCGTCCATCATCGGGCAAGACGGCGCTTACGCTGCAAATGATGCTGACAATGGCCGAACAGCATCGCGTCGTCTATTTTTCTTTGGAGACTAAGCCGGACAAGATATTCGACCGGCTGATTGCCGCTTACGCTGGCGCGGATTTTGGAGCAATTAAACGGGGCGCGCTGCCGGAAAGCGAGTGGGGGCGGATTTCGCAGTACGGGGATGCGTTTTCAAAGCTTCGCTTCTCCGTCGTGTCCGCCGCAGGGTGGACGGTGGAGCAGGTCAAGGCAAAGGCGATGCAGGAACGGGCAGAAATTATCTTTATCGATTACCTAACCCTCCTCGCGGGGCAGGGAAAGACGCTGTATGAAAAAGCAACAAACCTGTCGTTAGACCTGCATACCCTGTCCCAGCGCTGCAATATTACCGTCGTAGCTCTGTCACAGCTCAACCGCGATGGGAAAACCGAGCCTGATATGACGAACCTGAGGGACAGCGGCCAGGCAGAGCAGGACGCAGATCTGATCCTGTTACTGGCTGGGGAGGCCGGGAGCGACCACCGCGACCTGATTGTCTGCAAAAACAAGGAGGGGCAAACTGGGAAAATTCCGCTCCATTTTGACGGCGCGCACCAGCGTTTCACCTTAATCGACGAAAGGACAGGACTATGAAATACACAATTCCCATGCTCCCGCCTAGCCTGAACAGGTTTGCGGGACGAAAAAATCATCAGGAATACCGGACGCTGAAAAGCAAGTGGAAGTTTTACATAGGGCTGTTCTGTACCCCACGCCCCAAATCCCCATTCGCAAAAGTGGTTGTAAAAATCACATACTTTTTCCCAACCAAAAGGCGGCGCGACCCGGATAATTACGCCGGCAAAATGATTTTGGACGGATTGACGGAGGCTGGGGTGATCAAGGATGACAGCTTCGAGTGTATCGAATTAAGGTTGGCTGGGGAATACGACCCGGACAACCCGCGCACGGAGATAGACGTATATGAATATCCCGTATGAAGCTGTTTTAGGAAGAAATCCTTACAACTACCGTCTGAACATCAACCATCCTGCGGTATATCCCCTGTACATGCGGTACAAACGGTGGAAGGGGATCCCTGTTTGGTGCCCGATGTCGGACGAGGAAAGAATGGAATTCGAACATTATCTTACAGCGAAAGGAGATCCCAATGCGAAAAATACGCAAGAGCAAACCGCCGGAACAGGCGATTGAGCAATACACGTTATATCACACGGTCGTATATACCTGCCCGGAGTGCGGGCAGAGGATTGCTTATGAGGAGGCACAATGATGAAACGGAAAATCCGCTACATGGCGTATAGCGCCATATATACTGCCCGTATCCACGCCAATGTGTTGTGTCGGTTAAGATTCCTGGCAATCAAGGCCATTGCAAAGCCGGAATACTGGCCGGCACATCACAAATGGTGCCCTACATGCAAATATCGCTGTTTGCAGCGAGCGGGCGTTTATGAGCGGGCGCGCGAGGCCTGGGGAATCAAGGAAGGGGATCAGTAAACAATGCCAAAATGCCATCATATCAAGTTAAGCGTCCAATTTTGCGACGATGTGCTGAATGGAGACAAGTGCTTTGAAGTCCGCGAAAACGACCGGGGATATCAGAAAGGTGATCTTGTACAGTTTGAACCGTATGACCCGTACAAACTAATCACCCACCATCCGATCAAAGAAAAAACGTATATGATTACCTACGTTTTGAGCGGTTGGGGGATTAAAAACGGTTATGTGGCTTTTGGGATTAAGGAGGCGGAGGGATAGAAATGGCAAAATTTTTTATGGACGGAAAAGTCTATGATACCGAGCAAGCTGAGAAGGTATTCGCTTCACGTGGTTATGGATTTATGTTCGAACTGCCGGAAAATCTTGCAATTTATCACACGAAGGCAGGAAATTGGTTTTCCACGAAGGAAAGTCTCTTGGGGAAAATAAGCGCACAAATTGAAACAGAAGAAATCGAAACGTATGAACGTTTATTTGGGGAGGTAGAACGGGCATGACTAGAGAGAGTAATAGCTCTGCCAGCTTTGAAGCCGGGGACTTTTGTTTGTACGCATTTGGCAAAAAAAACAAATCCAAAGCCGTGGTGGAAGTCGTAAAGGTATTGGACGATCCACGTGGAATGGCGCAAGTTAAATTTCACAGGGTTTTGGCGGATGATACCGGTAACGGCTTGTTCAACTATCTGCGCCGTACAGGCGATACGATGAACGCCAGCTTCGATTATCTTAAAAAGTTGCCCCGAAAGCAGGTGAAAAAGTGATCATCAAGGACGCCGAGAACATATCTTTCTGCCCTTATTGCGGGTCAGATGTTGGGTACTACACCAAGGATTATGTCCGGGGGATGACTAGATACTTTTACCGATTTGATGGCAGCGAAGCGGACAATTCAAGTTTGTACGATATGCTAATACCATACCAAAGGCGCCTACGCTTATTGCGCAAACTGCGACAAAAGGCTGTTCAAGATGAATCAAATGGAGGGATAGATTTGACCGTCCGGGAAATGTCCCAACTGTATTACCTGAATCGTGAGATCGAGCAGCTGCAACGCCAGCTTGAGGAGCTAGAATGCGTTGCCGAGGGCACCACGCAGGCGATTACCGGCATGCCACACGGCAGCGGAACATCGGACAAGGTAGGGGACTATGCTGTGCGGATTGCTGATCTGAGGTCAATGATCGACAACCGCAAGGCTCGCTGCTGGGATGAGATGAACCGGCTGAATGCGTACATAGACGGGGTGGAGGACAGCCTTACACGGCAGATACTGACCTTACGGTACGTCAACGGCCTCAGCTGGCAGCAGGTTGCAGATAACGTTGGAGGGGCAAATACGGAATACAGCGTTAAGCATATTTGCTACCGGTATCTTGCAAAGAACTGAAACTTGGCTCAAATGGCACGCCAGTATGTGATATCATGAAATTGATGAGATATGTTCAAGTCTCATTCATGCCTTTCTCTCTTTTCACCGCCTCCCCGGGGCGGTAATACCGGGGACTATCGTGGGGCAACAGGTCGAGACCGGGTTCGAATCCCGGAGGCCAGTATTCCGGCAATTTAAACCAATACCAGCGGACTGCCTTCCCCCAGGCGGTTCGCTATTTTTGTACCGATATAAATTATAAATGAGGTGGTGAGGTGGCGAATGACCAAGAAACAGCAACTCTTTTGCGAAGAATACCTCATTGATTTAAATGCGACGCAGGCTGCAATTCGTGCAGGATACAAACCCGAGAGTGCGGGATCGGTGGGAAGTGAAAACCTGAAAAAACCTGAAATACGCGCGCGCATAGACAAAGCGATGGCGGAACGGTCAAAGCGCACCGGTGTAAATGCTGACCGCGTCGTCCGCGAGTTGGCCAGAGTTGCTTTTGTAAACGCCTCTGATGTGATTGATATGAACAAAGCGACGGTCATCGATGGAGCATGTGCCGACGATACTGCGGCCATTTCCAGCGTTAAGGTCAAAAACATTCCGACGGATGACGGAGAAATCGTAGAGCGAGAAATCCGGCTGGCCGACAAGTTGAAGGCGTTGGAACTGCTGGGCAAGCACATCGGGATGTTTACCGATCGGCTCTCTGTTTCCCATGATACGCCCGTCATCATCGATAACATAGGTGACCACGGTGGCTGAGATTAAGCTTGACCGGGTGATTGCACCCGCCTTCTATGGTCTCCATCAGGATATCAGGTCCGAGGGACACACACATTACGTCCTCAAGGGCGGGCGCGGAAGCACAAAGAGTTCCTTCACATCGATTGAAATTATTCTGGGGATCATGCAGCACCCCGATGCACACGCAGTTATCCTGCGCAAGGTCGGGAACACGCTGCATGATTCTGTTTTTGCGCAGATGCTCTGGGCCGTATCGGCTTTGGGCGTGCAGGAATATTTCCGACCAAATCAAAGCCCCCTGCGGCTAACATACACGCCCACTGGGCAGACGGTCCTGTTCCGCGGTGCCGACGAGCCCATGAAAATCAAATCCATCAAGCCGCCTTTCGGATATTTCCGCTACATTTGGTATGAGGAATGGAATCAGTTCGGAGGGATGCGGGAGACGCGCAGCATCAACCAGTCCCTCATGCGCGGCGGGGAGCGATTTACAGTTTTTTACACATACAACCCACCGGAATCCGTTCGGGACTGGGTGAATGAGGAGGTGCGCGCCAATCGACTGGACCGTGTCATCCACCATTCCACATATGAGAGCGTCCCGGCCGGTTGGCTGGGCGAACAGTTTTTCATCGAGGCCCGCCATCTCCAGGGAACACAGCCGGAGCGATACCGGCATGAATATCTCGGCGAGGTTACCGGTACCGGCGGCGAAGTGTTTAAAAATGTCACGCTGCGCGGGATCACCGATGATGAAATCAAACGATTCGACCGAATTCGTCGCGGCCTCGACTGGGGATATGCGGTTGATCCGCTGGCATATATCGTCTGCCATTATGATAAGACTCGCCGCAGGCTATATATATTCCACGAACTTTACAAAGCCGAGATGAGCAATCGGGCAGCCGCCAAGCTAATCCGGGCGGAAAATACGCTCAATCAGGAGATCATCGCGGACAGCGCCGAGCCGAAGAGTATTGCCGAAATGTACGAGCATGGATTGCGGGTAATCGGCGCCCGCAAGGGGCCGGACAGCGTCAAACACGGCATTGACTGGCTGCGGGACCTTGAAGAAATTATCATTGACGACCAGCGCTGCCCAAACGCGGCACGAGAATTCCTCGGCTACGAGCTTGACCGGGACAAAGACGGCAATTTCAAGGCCGCCTACCCTGACCGGGGCAACCACACCATCGACGCCGTCCGTTATGCGACGCAGGATGATCAGATCAATGTGCAAGTGAGGTAATGCTATGTACATCACCAACATGGAACTCATCAAGCAAAAGCTGACCGCTGAGGGCAGGCTAAGCACGAGCGATATCATTAAGCAGATCCTCAAAGATGAGGATGCGAACCCTGCAAAGCGATACATGGCTGTTGGTAAGCAGTATTACGACGGTGCTCACGATATCCTGCAACATGATTTCCGGCAGTCGTGGGTTTACGATGAGGTTGAGACAGCAGCGGGGATTGATCATTCGGGCCACCTTATCACGAACGAAAACAATTCCAACCACCATAACGTTCACAATATCTACCAGCAGCAGGTAGACCAGAAGGCCGCATACATTGTAGGCAAACCGCCCAGCGTCACGGTAGAAGGCGCGGAAGATCATCCAGAGTTGAAAGCCTTTGAGGACGCGGTAACCGCTGTCACATCAGATGAGGAATTTACGGACGCGCTGAACGAATACGTTGTAGGCGCAAGCAATAAAGGCGTAGAGTGGCTGCACATCTACTACGACCAAACGGGTAATTTGCAGTACGTCATCACACCGGCGGAAGAAATTATCCCCTTTTATGACAGCGCCTATCAGAAAGAGCTTGTTGAGCTCATCCGCTATTACTCGGTTGCAGTAGTGGCCGATGGCAAGGAAACGCTGCGTAAGAAAATTGAGTGGTGGACGAAGGAGAACGTCACCTACTATGAAGAATCCGAATCTGGGGAATACATCCTCGATTCTGCCCGCAGCCCGAACCCCGCCGCACATTGGTACAAAATCACGTCGAAGGATGGCCTTGTCACCCGCCGGGAGCCGCATGGCTGGGGACGGGTGCCGTTTATCCCACTATATAACAACGGGCGGCACATGAGCGACCTGACGCGGATCAAGGGGCTGCAGGATGCATACAACCTGATCTCCTCAGCCAGTACAAATAACCAGATTGATTTGGTTGAGCTCTACTGGATCGTGCAGGGCTACGGCGGCGAGACCGCGAAGGCCATCCAGCGCAAGCTGCAAATGAACAAGGCGGTCAGCATTTCCGACCCGCAGGGCAAGGTCAGCGCCGAGCAGGTCACGCTAGGCGTGCAGGAGCGTCTTGCCTGGCTAGATATGCTGCGCAGCGACATGTACAGCCTCGGCATGGCGATCGACACCACCGCCGACAAGTTTGCGACGGCACCTTCGGGTGTGGCCTTGAAGTTCCTTTACACGCCGCTCGACCAGAAAGCAAATATGCTGGTTATCAAGCTCAAGCGGGCGCTGAAAGAATTCATGTGGTTCATCACACAGAACATCAACCTGAAGCAGGGCACAGACTACGATAGTTCTCTCATTCGCGTGGACGTGAACAAGACGGTCATTACGAACGACGCGGAGACCGTGGCGATGATTCAACAGTCGCAGGGCATTGTCCCGGACACGATCCTGCTTGCAAAGCACCCCTTTGTGGATGATGTCAATCAGGCCTTAAAAGACCTCGAAAAGCAGCGGGAGGATGCGGCAAAACGCTTTTTGGACAGCGACGTCCCATGGGGAGAGGATGAGGAATGAAATCCGCGGACTACTGGAAGAAACGGGCGCTGGCCCGGGAAGCGCAATCAAGAAAGATCGCAAACCGCGAGCTTGTGAAGGATATCCTCCCTGCCTACGATCGGGCGGCAAAGCAGATTACAGAGAATGTCAGGCAAATCTTTGAGCGCTATGCAAAGGACGGCGAACTGACCGAAGCGGAAGCCCGTAAGCTACTCAACGTCCAGGAAACCGAAGAGATACTGAACAAGCTCCGCGAGGAGCTGAAGGAGATCAAGGACCCACAGCTCCGGCGCAAAGCACTTAATCGGCTGAATGCTCCGGCCTACGCCGCGCGGATCAGCCGGCTGGAGGCGCTACGGGAGCAAATTTATGCGGAAATGGCAAAGGTATCTGACAAGGAAATTGAAACGACTGGCAAGGTCATATCCAAATCCTACGAGCGCACCTATTACCGTTCTATTTTTGATACGCAGGTCGGCACGGGATTTGCTTTTTCCTTCACGCAGCTGCCGCAGCAGGCGATTAAGACCGTTCTGGGCGAAGCTTGGATCGGCGCGCATTTCAGCCGGCGAGTATGGCACAATACGCAGATGCTGGCCCAGGAAGCCGAGAAGGTGATTACGTCTGGCATTATCTCCGGGGCAAGCGTCCCGCGCATGGCGAAGCAGATTGAGGATGCGATGCAGACCGGGAAGTATGCGGCCACGCGGCTTATTCGCACGGAGGCCAATCGGGCATACAACGCGGCAGAGCTTGATAGCTGCAAAGAACTTGGGATCGAAAAGTATGTTTATCTTGCCGCACTGGACAAAAAGACTTGCGTCGTTTGCGGTCGGCTAGATCACAAAACCTTTCCGATCGAAGAGGCAAAGGAGGGCGTTAATCTCCCGCCGATGCATCCAAACGATCGTTGCAGCATAGCTGCCCATTTTGACAATAAAAACATGGAAGGATTAAAGCGGCGCGCAAAGGACCCCGTTACAAACAAACCGATCATGGTTCCCCGGAGCATGGATTATATCCACTGGAAAAAGCAATACGTCAGCGGGAAATCTGATGCAGAACTGGCAATCAAAATGTATCAAAACACACCGGCCGACCGTCAGCAGCTTGCACGGTATCGTGCCCGTCTTGGGAAAAAGGCTCCAAAATCCCTTGAGGCTTTTCAGAAGATCAAGTATACTGAAAGCGACGAATGGAAAGCCCTGCAAAAGGATTACCGAGACCAACCAACGCGGGATAAGATTCGATCCGGTGATATATCAAGAACGATCAATGCGCAAAAGCAGGCGCGCCACCTTCAAGGGGACGGGTATATTGCAGGACGCAGCTATCTGACCGTCGAGAAGGCGGAACTACAGGCGTTGGTTGACCAATACGCCGGAACTGGGGAACTGATCCGGCGCGGCGGCGGACTGCAAGAGATCATCCATACGAACCATACGATCGGATACGCGATTGATCCAGTGACCGGAAACGCGTCCGAAACAGCAGATGTAAAAATTCATTACTCGAAGACCGGGACACATATGGTCCCATACAAGGAGCAAAAACATGAATCTGATTGACAGGTTGAAAGAAATATCACAAACGCATGGGCTCGGCGAAAGCACCGTTTTGCAGGTGCGCCTTACGGGTGGCAAGCAAATCAGGGGCAGGTATCGCGCCTGTGTAGCTGCGCAGGACAACGACCCGGAATTTGCCCAGCTGGACCTGTACGACCTCGAAAGTGGGGATTTGGTGGGCTTACTCGAAACCGAAATCGACAGGGTCATAGTGATAACACAAGACGAGGAGTGATTGACATGTCCGATCAGGAAATGGAAGCGATGAAAGCTTTAGATGAAGCTGTAGAGAAGTCTGGCGGATGCCTTTCGCCGTTCTTTGATTCGAAAACACACTACGATTACCGGAAGATCCTCGCCTACTGCCGTGAAAAGGGCATCGAGCCGCTTGATCTGACGATCCGGGAACTTCATCAATTTATCATCGGGCAATAAGCGAAGAGAGACTTGCGGGTACAGGCCTCTCTTTCTTTATGCCGTTTTTGAGGTGATCATTTGAAATGCCCATATAACCGAAAATCCGAGACGCATTATCAGCGCTGGGCGCAGAAGTACGATGAGGGTTCACAGTCTCCCGAAGGGGGGGAGCCAAATAGATCAGTATATTTTTGAATTGGAGGATTGTTTGAAACAGGAGTGCGGCGCTTGGCAAAATGGCCGGTGCTGCTATGCATCTGTTAATCTCCAAAACACTTAAAATTATGAATCTCGCTAACAGGGGCGACGCAGCTTTTGCGCCGTCCTTTTGTTATACAAAAATCCGCTGACCGCGGGCGTAAACGGCGGAGCGGTGCGGGATGCGACCCCGTAAAAAGCGTAGCCGCAGGAGGCATGCATGGAAAGAAAATTTTTGGAATCCTTTGGGATAGAAAAAGAGGCCATTGATAAAATCATGGCTGAAAACGGCAAAGACATTGAGGCGCAGAAAGCCCTCACCGCCGCTGAAACGCAAAAAGTGACGGCGGCAAACAACACCATCAAGCAGCTGCAGAACGCCGTCAAGAAATTCGACGGTGTTGACGTTGAAAAGCTCAAAGGTGATCTTGCCGCCCTCCAGCAGAAGTACGACGCCGACACCGCGAAGCTACGACTGGACAATGCGCTGGATGTTGCTATCATCGACGCGAAGGGCCGTAGCACAAAGGCAGTCAAGGCCTTTTTGGACTACGGCAAGCTGAAGCTGAAGGACGACGGCACGATTGACGGGCTGGATCTCGAAGCTTTGAAAAAGAGTGAGCCGTATCTTTTCGAGTCCGTTAAAACCGGCATTATAGGGGGCGGAGATCCAGGCGGCGGAAACGAGCCGCCGGAGGAGGGAGAACCGCCCAAGGATTACGCCGGTTACAAAAAATGGCGTGAGAAACATCAGTAAAGGAGTATGATTTATGCCCAACACATTTTTGACCCCTGACATCATTGCAAACGAAGCGCTAATGGTCCTTGAGAACAATACAGTAATGGCCGGTCTCGTCCATCGGGATTACTCTAAGGAGTTTAATCGCGTGGGAGATACCATTACCATTCGCAAGCCCGCAAAGTTCATTGCTAAGAACTTTGTTGGCGAAACGTCCGAACAGAGCGCCACTGAAGGCAGCACGACTGTTACGCTCGACCATTTCCGCGACGTAACCGTCCCTGTCACCTCCAAGGAGCTTACGCTTGATATCAAGGATTTTTCCGCCCAGATTGTAACGCCCGCCATGCAGGCGATCTCTCAGGCGGTCGACAGCGATATCATCGCCGAGGGAATCCGAAGCGCAGGCCGTACCGTGGCAGGAACTGCGGACGCAACTGATCTGAAGGATCTCGCTAATATCGCCAAAGGGTTCGATCTTGCGGCGGTGCCTGTTGCAAATCGACGTCTGGTACTTCATCCGACGCACAAATACCGCTACCTGACCACGGATAACCTTACGAAAGTTGCGTATGCGGGAACTGGAGACGCGCTGCGCAATGCAGAGCTCGGGCAGATTTACGGCCTCGACACCTACATGAGTCAGAATGCGCCGGATACGCTTGCCGAGAAATCCGGTACGGCGACAGCTGCAAAGATCACCTGCACGGCCGGAGCGGAGACAGTTGCGCTGTCCGGCATCACTGCGGCGGCAGGCACTATCAAAAAAGGTGATGGATTTATCCTGGATGGATATCTTTATCGCTTTGCGGAGGATAAGACAGCAGCCTCCGGGGCGGTTGAAAGTATTGCTATCGACCAGCCAATCCACAAGGCTGTAGCAGAGGCGGAGGATATCTACCTCATTCATACGACGCATTCTCTGGCTTTCCACCGCAACGGCCTAGCATTGGTTACGCGGCAGCTGGAGCTTCCGATGGGAGCATCCAAAGCCTCCATTGCATCTGCGGACGGCTTTGCAGTTCGCGTTGTATTTGATTACGATTCCACCCATAAGAAGGATACAGTCAGCTTCGATGTTTTGTACGGCGTGAAGACGCTCAACTCGAGCATGACTACAAGGCTGGTGGGGTAATGGACGAACTGCATGAGCGCATGCTGGAGGATTTATATACCCTGATTGGATTCGAAAACGCTGGAAGGGAGGAGCTTTGCTTTTTCCTGCGGTCTGCCGAGGAAAAGGCGCTTCGGTTTACCCGGCAACAGGAATTGATCGGCGGCATGCCCACAATCGTCGTGGAAATTGCTGCCGACCGGTTCCGCCGGCAAGGTGTCGGCACCGCAGAGGCCGCGCAGCGCGTTTCGAGCCTGTCCGACAACGGCCAATCCGTGAGCTTCCAGGCCTACGCGGCGGAAAGCGTCCCCTCTTCTGGTTTAACAGAAAGCGAAATGCAGGCGCTGTGCGCCTACAGAAAGCTGTGGTAGTATGATAATCCCCGATAAGTTCAAAGACATGCAGGCAAGAGTGTTCCAGGATAAAACCGTCGAACACTTCTTGCCCATTTCTTCGTCCGGCTCGCTTGGAACGCCCACATCCCAGCCGGCCGATGCACCCTCTGGAAGATACCAGGTCAACTTTATGCTTGTAACAGACGACCTGAAAGCTCAGGAATGGGGCCTCAGAATCAACCGGGACGCGGTGATGACGGCATCATTCCCGCCGCCGGTCGAGGAAGGACATTTCATTCGGCGCAACGGACAATTTTACCGTGTGGCCGGCGTGCAGCCGTTCGACGCATACACCCGATATCTGCTAAAGGCGGTGGATATATGAGCGTGGAAATTAAGGGCCTTGACAGCCTGCGTAGGAAATTACAATCGCTGGGCGGTGAGCTGGAGCAGGCGACGGAAAAAGGCGTGGAGAAGGCCACGAAGACCGTGCAGACGGCCGCAAAGCTGCTCTGCCCGGTTGACACTGGTTATCTGCGCGAGAGCATCCAGACAAATTTTGCGTGGCAGCCCTCAGGTGAATACGTCGGTACAGTCGGAACGATCGTGGAATACGCCCCGTATGTCGAATTCGGCACAGGGCAGATGGGCGCTGCGTCTCCGTCCCCACCGAAGGCACCCCTTAGTTTGGGTTATCGTGAGGACTGGAAAGGCCAGTTTGCGCAGCCATACCTGTATCCAGCACTGATCAATAGTCGCGACCGCATCGTAAAACATCTGGAGATTGAACTCCGCAAAGGCATCCGGGAGGCAATGAAATGATTGACATGGAACAAACCGTATATGATATCTTGATCGTGGCGCTGCCCGGAATGAAATGGTCCGTGGGCTTCCCGCAGGACTTCCGCGCGTTGGGCGACGGTCTGGGCAGCATTAAGCAGGCGGATAACTCTGTGCGCACGTCGACCTCCTCCGGCGTTGACCGTATCTCCAATGTGGCTGTGCAGGTGCAGACCTGGACTTCCACGCCAGAGCGGCGCAACGAGCTTGACCGGGCGATCGATGCGGCGCTCGCTACCCTTGGCTTACCCCGCAGCACTTTAAACCACCTGGAGGAGATACTGCCGGGAGAAATCCCTGCATACCGTTCCGTTCTGCTGTACAGCGGTTCGTATGACAATGTGACAAAACAATTTTACATCAAATAAAACAAAAGTCAGGTCCTGCATGGGCCTGAGGATTGAAATTACATCAGATAATTAGATAAGGAGCTGATTTTATGGATGGGCTTTCTACCATCGGCACAATTTTAAAAATGGGCGCACAATCTTCATCCCTGACCGAGGTGCATGATCTTCAGGATTTCCCCGATTTGATGGGTGCGCCAGATAAGATCGAGACCACGACCATGAAAAATACGTCCCGCACTTATATTCCCGGCCTGAAGGACCCCGGAGATATGGCGTTCAACTTTTTGTATTCCGGCATGGGGGCGAGTTCGAATTACGCCATCCTGAAGACCGCACAGGATTCCGGCGCTACACAGTATTTCCAGCTGGAGTTCCCGGACAAATCCGGCTTTGCGTGGCAGGGTAAAGTGACGCTATCTGTGCCCGGCAAGGGCATCGGTGAAGCGTTGCAGTTCACGGCGAATATCACGCCGACAAGCGAGATAACGGAAATTGAAACCGAATAAGGAGGTCATGAAACATGGCGGCATTCTACATCCTGGCTGTTGACGACCGGGAATATAAACTCAAACTCACCACCGCATCCAAAATCGAAGCGGAGAAGCGCCTCGGCTTCTCGCTATTGGAGGCTCCAGAGAACATCACACGGGCGGAAACCTTCGCGGTCATCCTCTGGGCGGCCCTCCAGAAATATCACAGGACGATGACCCTGCCGAAGGTCTATGATCTCATCGACGAGATGGAGGACAATGGCTGCACGATCAGCGAGAAGGCCGATCTGCTCTTGGAGGTCATGAAGGTCAGCGGTTTTTTTTCGCAGGAGGATCTGCAAGAGATGGAAAAGAAGCAGGAGACGGAATAACCTACCGAACTGTAACGGAACTGATAGAAATCCTGTATCCGCAAGCGCTGGATGCAGGGCTTGCCCCAAATGATTTTTGGGAGATGAGCATCGGCGAGGTTGAGCAGGTCATAGCCACCCGGCTCAAACACCAGCAGGAGCAGACGAAGTCGCAGGCTACGATGCTTTGGAAGCTCGGCAATCTGATCGCATTTGCTGCACATGATCCGAAGCATTACCCGCCCCTGCATGAAGCTTTTCCCGGCTTGTTCCAGCCACCGCAGGAGCAGCAGACGGATTGGCGTGTGATGAAAGCCCGTATGACGGCTTACAGTGCCGTGAAAAACGCAAAAATGAGGGGCGGTGAAAGTCATTGACCGTTGAGGAATTACAGGTCGTGATCTCCGTCAAGATGGAGAAGATCGACGCAAAGATCAATAGCCTGATGAAAAAATGCAATAGCCTCGGCACGAACGCATCGAAAGCCGGAAAAGGCACAGATAAGCTGTCCGACGCCTGCACGAAGCTCAAGGATCGGGCGGAGGCCGGTAGTGCAGGTACGCACAAGCTCTCCGGTGCCTTGAAAGCCCTGAAAACCGGTGCGGCTGTTGCTGCAATCACGGCCGTCGCGAAGGCCGTGAAGAAGCTAACGGACTCTTATGCGGAAACGCAGGCGGCGCAGGTCGGCCTGGAAAGCATCCTCGCCGCCCAAGGAAAGGACGTGTCGCAGGCAAAGGCTTGGCTGCAAGAATACACAAGGGATGGGCTGATCCCCCTGGCAGACGCCTACACGGCTTACAAGAATTTATCCTCCGCTGGATACACGGACGACCAGACGCAGAGCGTCCTGCAAAATCTGAAAGACTCGGCGGCGTTCGCCCGGCAAAGGTCCCTGACAATGGGCGAAGCGGTCAAGTCCGCGACAGATGGCATCCGCAATGAAAACAGCGTATTAGTAGATAATGCTGGCGTTACAAAGAACCTCTCCGTCATCTGGGAAGAATATGCTGCGTCCATTGGGAAGGGCGTGGGGAGCCTCACAGCGGCCGAAAAACGCCTTGCCACGGTAGAAGGTCTCATGCGGGAAACCGCGTTCCAGACCGGCGACGCGGCCCGTTATGCCTCAACTTTCGCCGGCGCGCAGGCGGCGCTGAAAGCGCAGACAAAACAGCTCTCCAGTGCCCTTGGCTCAATTTTCGCCCCGGCGCTGCAGGCGGCGTTGCCGTACCTGACCGCACTGGCTGAAAAAATGACCGTGCTTGCCACACGCGCAGGGCAGGTCATGGCCGCACTGTTTGGCATCAAGCCAACGCCGATCAAGCAACTCTCCGCGAGCACGCAGACAGTCTCTGCGGGGCTTGAGAAGGCCACAAAGAAAGCAAAAGAACTGAAAGGCCAACTGCTCGGCATCGACGAGCTGAACGTCATCGAGATGGCCGACACAGGTGATAGCAGCGGCAGCGATACCACCGGGAGCACTGGCGGCATGAGCACAGGTATCCCGATCAATAGTGCTCTGTCCAACGCGGATAATGTGATTGATCCGAGAATTACGGCAAGGGCGGAAGAGATCAGGGAGAAACTGCGTGAGGTCAAAGACTTGATCCAAACCTATAGCCCGGCCATCAAGGGCGTGGCGGCGGTTGGTGCCGCAGCGTTTGGTGCGGCCAAGATCAGCAAGTGGTTTGGGTTGGCCAAGGCAGCGGTCGGAAAATCGCCCATCCTGTCTAAGGGCGTGAAAGCACTTGGAAAGTCCCTGCTATACGCAAAAACGTCCTTTGCGATCACTAAAAACCCGCTGAAAGGGCTGGCGAATGGGTTTAGCTCGTTGTGGGGTAGCTTCAAACATTTTATGGGCGGGCTGTCACCGATGGCGAAATTCGGCGTCTCCGTGGCCGCGCTCGGCGGTGAAATCGTAGTCGTGAAAAACGCGGTCGAGGAGTATGCTATGGGAAATATTTCCCTTGGGCAAGCAATGCTGCAAATCGTTCCCACCTGCGCGGCGGTTGGCACGGCTATGTATGCCATGCTGGGGCCGTGGGGGTTGGTTGCAACGGCGGTAGCAGGTTTGGGCGCAGGCATTTATGGTGTTATTAAGGCAGACGAGCAACTCCGTGCGGAGGCGTTAAAAAAGGATTTTTACGACGGGGTTGGTACGAGCATATCCGACATTGCCGCGGGGTTTGGGAACATCACACAGGCCGTCATGGACGCTAACCAGCCAATTATTGATAATCAGGCCATCATCGACAACGCCAAAGAAAGCATCAAAAAAACCACATCTGAGATCGACGGATTAATATCCGGCATGGATCGCGGAACCATCAGCGTCGGCGAAGCTGTCCCGCAGATACAGCAGGCGTTTGCGTCGTTGGAGGAAAACACTAAGCAAATATTGGATAAGATTTATGATAACATCACCCGTGCATTGGCGGGGAGCGTTGGAGATACATTAATTACCCTCGGCTATGCGATCCCGGAAGTATTGGGCTTGATAGACAAAGTGGTGGGAAACAGCAAAACTAAATTAGATGAACTAAAAAACAAGGCCGACGAACTCACCGAAAAGTTGATGAGCGGCAAGGGCGACAAAACGGCGCTTGCAGAGCAGTTGCTCGAGATCAACCGCGAAATCGCAAATTTAACCACAGAAGCCGATCCAAAAATCACAGCATTTAAAACAGCTATAAGCAGCATCACAATTGATAACCTTAATTTTAAATCTGCGGATGAGTTTTCCACAGCAATTAAAAATATGGCTGAAAAAGCGGATGCTGCAAAAGAATCTGTATCGCAGGCCAATTCGGCACTCATCAACAATTTGGAAACCCTCAAAAAGAGCGCTACAGATGCAAAAGATATCAAATATATTGATGGCATTATCGAAGGTATCCAAAAAGACACCATAAAACAACAGGGTGCTATCGACACTCAGATGCAACAGGTTGCTGATACAATTCAGCAATCCTTTTACACGCAATACAAAAATTTGGCGCAAAAAGAGTCACCGAGGTGGTACGAGGAGCTTATTGGATGGATTGCCCCTGCAAGCGCCCGAGATATAATCAACGAGAGGGTTTTGGGATACTTTGACGATTTGGACGATTCCTTCTCCGAAATCTTTAGCGGATATGGTTACAGCTCACTCACGGGATACGCGCAGGGGCTACTCAATAACGAAAAGGCCGCCGCTGCGCAGGCGCGGAGCACATCCGACTACATAGCACAGGGCTTTGCTGCCGGTATGCAAATTCACTCTCCCTCTAAGCTGTTTGCACAGTACGGCAAATGGAGCCTGGAAGGCTATACCGACGGTGTCAAAGACCAAACACGACCGGCGCGTGACGCAATGAAAACTGCCGCTGAAAGCATCCAAAGCAGTTTCGAATCCTCTTTTTCGTATAACTCATTTAAGTCAATCGGCAGACAAGCGGCACAAGGTCTGACTGACGCATTCAAAAATCTCGCCTTCCCCCATATCAAAACTCCTCATTTTGAGTTGAACTATGACTCATGGGGCTCAGAGGGCGAAGCTTGGCGGCAGATGGGCTTGCAGGGCCGCCCCTCAGTCAACGTTAAGTGGTACGCCAAAGGCGGCGTATTTACCGACAGCTCAATAATCGGCGTTGGCGAGTACCCAGGAGCAGCAAGCAACCCGGAGATTGCCACGCCGCAATCCATCATGCGCGACACGGTCGCCGGGGTGCTGCAGTCAGATCGGAGCAATCAGTACGACGTGATCTACCGCGCGGTTTACGCCGCTCTGACGGCGTTGGGGCCAGACTTGTTTAACCCGGATATTGTCCTCGAAATGGATAATCGGGTTTGTGGGCGCGCTACCGCAAAGTATGTAAAGCGAGAGCTTGTCCGTTCAAATGAGTGGTAAAAAAAACAAAATCCTCCCTGCTATTGTGGCAGGGAGGAACGGTTTACTCTACGATATCATTTATATCATCATATGAAACGCCAGCCCTATTAAGTAAGTCGGTATCTTTAAAAAATTCATTACTTTGATACGCCTTTAAATAATCATCGTGATTCGGGGCGATTAGCATGGTTCCTATTATATTCAGTTCCGCATATTGAGGGTTGTCTTCTAACGTTACCATCATTTCGCATTCATCTGGAAACTGAATATATATAATGTCATATCCGGCATTTCCAATTTCATTTTTTAGCAAAAACATTCCGATAAAAAGTTCGCAGCTATCAATAAGTTTATAAGCGTCGCCCTTGCA